ATGTCATTATGACACAGAGTTGCACCAAGCAACACCAGATTGCACCTTGCAACACTAATAAACCATAGTAGGTCAACCTAATACAACAAATGTCATACCACTACACCGAGTGTTACCTTGTGGCACCAGTTGTTAGAGTAGGGTGACAGGTGTTGCTTGGTGTTACTAATTGTTTGAGGGGGGTACTAGGTGTTAGGGTCTTCAAATAAGTGTTCGATGGGGGAAACTCGCTCGGGTTTGTTTAATATACTCCCTGTTGGAAATTTTTATAAATTCTCCCTGTAGTGAGAGTGATTTCTCTAAGTACCTGAAAGTGGCACTTTGTGACACCGAGTTCTCACTGTAGGGAGATTATTGCATTATGCAACACAATGGTATATCGAATCCACAAAGTAGCACAGGCTGCTAGTGAATATGATAGTTAATATTGCATCTATAATAGATTCTCTTGATTTCATCTGTAACCTCCTGTTGTTACTAGGTGTGGATATTGAGCGAACTAATTAAGCATACTTAGGTATACACTAACTAGTAGCAGCAATGCTGATATGTATGTAAATAAGAATAGTAGTAATCTCATGTAACCTCCTGAGTATACCCTATATAGTATAAATCATTAATATAACACTTGATTATACCAGTTCTAGGATATTAAGCGAACTAAGTAAGTGAAACTAGAATATCTCATAAGCAATCATATGACTAACCCTATGAGCTATAATCTCCTCTACTGTAGTATTCAGTTGAACACCTAGTAACTCATGGAGAGCATGAAAGCATTCATGGGTATATATTCTTCTATACTCTTCTAAGCTCTTGTAGTGGCTTCTAAGCGTTATTTCTTCTGAGGCATACAAACCATCGGCTTCTGCATCAGAACACTCTGTGTCACTAATTGTGATCTTTATACGGGTACCCATGATATACACATGGTCTTTAAGTGGTGTTGTATACATTATATCTCCTTTTAGGTATATATACGTAATACTGTAGTCTAATATTATGTATATATACGTAATATTACAGTATGATAATAAGAGGGGGAATATAGAAGGTAGTATATAGTATGGATACTGAATAGTATCTAGCTATAACTAGGTGTTACTAGGTATACTAGGTATATACTAGGTAGTATATAGAGTAACATTTTTCTTTCTTCTATAGTCCACCCTATTGGAAGTGTTTGTAATCATTAGCTTTTTCGTGATCTATCCCATAGCTTAAGTCCCCGATTTTGCGTACCACCATTATCTTCATACCATTCAGCTACGAATTTATCTAGTGAGGCATCGAGTTGTTCTTCTTTCAACTGGTTAGCTCTAAGTGACTGATCTACGTCTAAGATATCTAGAAAGTACTTACATGCTATAGCAAGTGAATCTAATCTATCATCATGTTTCAGTGAACCACGTTCTTTCGATAATCTAGACATTTGATAGAATAGCATATATTGTAATGCCTTATCTGTTTCAAAGTTCTTCATTGCTGAATCATAGTCATCCTGTATAACACTTGGGTCAACTATCAGTCTATGTTGGTTCATCAATGGTTCTAAGGTATCAATAATACGGAGTTCTTTCTGCATGTTCTGCCGGACTTCTTCTATCTCACAGGGGTATATTCTACCTAGATGAGGCTTAAGTAGTTGAGAAAACATACCATCACCAAAGTTTGATTCGACTATAAGCTTATTGACTTTATATCTTTTCGCTATGTTACAAATCTCTATCAGTGTCTCATCTTCATAGCCACCCTTAAATCCACCAATCTTAGGGACAAAGATATTACCATGTAGCATGAGAGCCACAGAATAGGCTGTCTCGTCCTTCCCACGCCCCGAAGGGTCTATTGACATCACCGACATCTCAGGAGAGCTTAGAGACACCTTATCGAGCATCTCAGGGGCAAAGTAGTTTTGACCACCCATTGCAACATTTGGTAGCTCCTTTAATTTAAGTAAAGGATTATTAGACCAATATATTTCAGTAGGTAATTTTTGACTTACATTAGATATGACTAAATCATTTATCTTTAGTGGGAACTTGTCACCATCTGACAAACTTGTATCTAGCATAAATTGTAATGCAAAACCAGATCGACCATAGGATAATTTCCTTTCAGCTAAATCAGAGTCCGAGAATCGTTTGGGGTCTGTGGTAGTACCACTAGGTATAGTTAACATTAAATCCCTAATAAACTGAGACAACTTAGCACCATAACCTGCAGCTTCTTTCTCTGTAGGTATTAGAGCTGTCCATATCTTCATATCATAACCACGTTGATATAACGTGTTGTAGAGACTCAACTCTGTCTGAGGTGTTCCTAAGTAAATAATACGACCTCTTGGTGTGAGTACAGCATCAAACTCTGTTACAAGCCGAGCTAACTTCTCCCGAAGATCATGCGTTGCTGAGTTTGATACTACTTCAATATCATCAGCAATAATAACATCTGCACGACTACCTGTTAACTGCCCACTAATCCCGACAGATTTAAGTGAGGGAGAACCAGATGCTTTACAACCTCTGATATCAAAGATGTTCTGAGTAGCTCTTTCACCTTTTGATTTATCAGGTTCCATGTGTTTAAGTAAATCAATATCCTTAATCATGTTCCTAACAAATATAGCAAAAGCATCAGCTCTATCTTTACCTGCTGATATAACCATTATCTTTAACTCATTGTCTCTCCACAATAACCAACAGACAAATGCTGCAGTTAAGTAAGACTTACCACAGCCTCTAAATGCCGAAATCTGTAATCTCTTTGGACCATGTTGTATATATTCAGCCATACTATTCTGTACAGGTGTTAAGGGTGGTAGGTCTAGCTCCATCCAAATATGTGCAGCAAAGTTCCTAAAATCTTTCTTTAACGCTTCTATGTATTTTTCTGAGTACATAATTAATCCTCTTCAACCTCGAAAGGTAGTTCAGCAACTTTGACCTCTTGCTCTATCTGTTGCATTGGTCTGTTACTTGTTATATCTGCTGACACGTTGTTATCCTTGAGGAAACCTCGTGCCTCTCTGATGACCTTAAGCATTAACTCAGGTTCACCTTGTGCTTCTTTAAACATCTTTGCGATGACTTCCGCTGTCATCAAGTGAAGACTATTAAGTATATCTTCATTAGCTTTGTTTGATTTACTCATTACTTCTTCCCTTTGAACCATGCAATTGATTTCTCAACACCACGTGACCCTATGTAACCACCGACTCCAATCTTTAGAAAAGACCATAGCTCTGCTGATTCTGGTGCTTGAGGTGTATAAAAGTTTAAATCAAATGCTGTTCTTATATATGGTATTACATCATACATAATGAAATGTGCAGATACCATTATCATACACATATACATTAGTCGTACTCTCCACTTACCAGAACCATTAGCTGTCTCTGCTTGGATAATACTGTGTTGCATTTCCATCTGTTTTGTAAACTCTTTTTCCAGACTGACAGCAACTCTACCTGCTTCATCTTGATCTGGAATAAACTTGTTAATAATTCCTAGAATAGAATTTAACATTTTAACTCCTATTATTTTCTTGCAATAAAGGTTACTACTGCTGTAGTTGCTACACTAGATTTAAGTCTAATGTAATTAGCTAGTACATCATTTGCTCTGATGATAGTGTACACACCTAAACCAATAGCTGTACCTGCATCGAAGTCTACCCAATTAGTACCATCTAATGATGTTTGTACTGTGTATGTAGCTGCTGTACCATTTACAGAGAAAGCAAAGTCTCTCTCACCTGCTTTGGTAGTTTCTAGTCTCTCACCATCGAAGTCGATAGCATGTGCTTCAGTCTCAGTTGTTGATACTGCAATTGCTAATGTTGTTTCTTTCTGTAACATAATTACCCCCTATAGTTTTCCATATTTAATTAAAGCAACTAGAATACCTGATGCTAATGCAACAGCACCTACTACCTTATCATGGAATGTTAATTTAGTTTCTACCTTGTTAACCCTTGTCTCTAATTGATCTACTTTCTTAAACTTCTCTTTAAGTACTGCTACATCTGTATGTATAGCACCTAGTTTATCCATTATCTTATCATGGTTGTCTCCACTCATAATCTCCTCCTATCCGTGTCTATTAAGTAATAATAGATCGAAAGCTACTGACACCGTTGCATTACCTGCTCCTGATGCTGTCTTAGCCATATAACCTATGTCACATGGTCCTGTTAATTCTCTTGATAATCCTTTAGGTACACTTACTGTACCACCTTCGGGTGATCTATCTAGACTAGACATTTTCATAGGTGTAAAAGGTGCAACCACTTGGTCAATACCTTCACGTACAAAATATGCTATATCTACTGCCTTAGCTGTTTCAGAATGTAAAACCATTCTAATTAAATGAGCTGTATGATCTTTAGGTATAGTGAAAGCTCCTATAAGAGAACTACCCATACCCATACCACCGAATGTCTGACAACTACCCCACACAGCACCACCACCTGTCTCTTGTACAGTAATGTTACCTAAATGTGAAGAGGCTGCTTCTGTAGCATATGTACCTGAACAACACACGGCAACCCTGTATACTCTAAGAAATTGATTTAGTAGTGGCACAGCAGTAGTACCATTAAGCTCTACTATCTCTGTAAGTTCTGTATAATCAG